GCAATCAGAATTACAATCACTACTCAACACCGCATTCAGACACGCGGGGCGTCTGCGTAAGGGAAATAATTTACAATTTTTTTGCCCTTTTTGCCACCATCATAAGCCAAAGATGGAAGTGTGTCTTGATGAGCCTCATTCCTGGCATTGTTGGGTTTGCAATGCAAAGGGCAGAGGCATTTATTGGCTACTCAAGCGAATGAACGTAGCGTCCGATATATTGGACAAAGTAAAGGATAATGACCGATATATTGGACGTAAAGCAAACCTATCAGAGTTTGATGTCAAGCTCGCCAGCTTAAACGGTACTGTAAAGCATGAGTCCACTGAGCTATTAAATCTTATGCCAGAATTCAAGAGCTTGGCGGAAAATGATGCTAGTATAGAATATCGCATTGCATTGAACTATGCAAAAAAACGCAAACTATCATTTTGTGATATTATCAAACATAACATTGGATATTGCAGCAAAGGACCATTTGCCAATCGCATTGTATTTCCGTCATATGATAAAAATAACAACTTAAACTTTTACAGTTGTCGCAGTTATTATGATGATGGCTACAAATACAAAAACAGCGAGTTTAGTAAAAATATTGTAGGATTTGAAAACCTTGTTGATTTTGATTTTCCAATTTATTTATGCGAGGGTGCTTTGGATGCCATCTCAATAAAAAGAAATGCAATTCCACTTTTTGGAAAAACTTTGAGCGCAAAGCTAAAAGCAACAATTGTACAAAGCAAGTGCCCAGAAGTAAATATTGTGTTGGACGATGACGCATTGAATAATGCAATTCGCATCGCAGAATATATAAACTCTATTGGTAAAATAGCCAAGTTGGTTCAACTGCAAGGCAAAGATCCAAACACATTGGGCTTTGTTGAAACAATGGAACAGATTAGAAAAACAGATGTGCTTGACTTTAGAGCACTAACCATGCTAAGATTGGAATAACATATGATAGATACATACGAAAAACTGAATACATCCCTTGTTCGCGTAGATTATATTGTTCATCTAGCGGATGTTCATATTCGTTTGACCAAACGCCATGAAGAATATCGTGAAGTATTTTCCAAGATATATGAAGAAGTGAAAAAAACACCAGTAAACACATTGGTTGTTATAGCGGGAGACCTCACACACAGCAAAGTTGACCTTTCACCTGAGTGTGTTCAACTCATGAGCGACCTTCTAAAAAGTTTATCTGATTTGCGACCTACAGTTGTTATTGCTGGCAATCATGATTGTTTGCTCACAAATGTTACTCGACTTGACAGTATTTCTCCTATTGTAGATAATCTGGCGCACGACAATCTTTATTATCTAAAAGAAAGCAAGTTGTATTCATTTGCTAATATTCTTATAAATAACATGTCTATTTTCACCGACCATACTTCATTTATAAAAATGAAAGATGTGACCAAGAAAATCAAGACCGAGTTTGATACAAAGATTGCTCTGTATCATGGTGGTGTATTTGACGCCAAAACTGATGTAGGTTATACTGTGACCAACAAGAGTATCATGAATGATATGTTTGATGGTCATGACATGGCACTGCTTGGAGATATACACATGGCACAAAATCTGCAAATGTATGATCCGGCAGCAGAAAAGCCAATCATTCGTTATGCTGGTTCGTGCATACAACAAAATCACGGTGAAGCATTGCTTGGTCATGGATTTTCTTTGTGGGACGTAAAGAACAAAGCATACAAGCATGTAGAAATACCAAATGATTATGGTTATTTTACTATTGATATTGATGACGGCAAGTTGATGACTGATATAATCACAATGCCCAAGAAGCCAAAACTTCGTGTGCGTTGCAAAGAAACCATTGCTACTGAACTAAAAAAGGTGGTAAATGAAATCAAAAAGACGCATGAAATCAGCGATATTATTTATATGCGAGTTGATGGCGACGATGCTTCTAAAGTTGTAAGTGTTCAAGCTGCTGCCAACTTGAGTCAGATTGGCAATGTTGATTATCAAAATAAACTTATTAGTGAAGCACTCAAATCTAAATATCCAGATATTATGGATGATGACACACTTGCATCTGTTCATAAAATCAACAAAGACCTCAATGCTGATTTGAGCAAAGATGACACTTCACGCAACATTCGTTGGAAGCCAATCAAGTTTGAGTTTAGTAATATGTTTAGTTATGGTGAAAACAATGTGATTGACTTTACTAAACTGGAAGATGTGTATGGATTGTTCGCAAATAACGCAAGTGGTAAATCATCGTTGATGGATGCATTGTGCTTTACAGCATTTGATAAAAGTGCCAGAGCATTCAAAGCAACTCATGTGATGAACTCACAAAAAATGTCTTTTCATGGCAAGTTCACATTTGAGATAAATGATGTTCAATATATCATTGAGCGTAAAGGCATCAGAGATAAAAAGGGCAATGTCAAAGTTGATGTAAACTTCTATAAGATGGAGAAAGAAGAAAAGATTAGCCTCAACAGCGAAGCTCGTAGAAGCACAAATGAAATCATTCGTGATTATATCGGTGATTATGATGACTTTGTATTGACTTCTCTTGCTCTACAAGGCAATCAAGGTTCATTTGTTGAAATGGGTCAAACCGAACGCAAGGATTTGTTGTGTCAGTTCATTGGTCTAAATGTGTTTGATAAACTTGTAGCAAAAGGCAATGACAAACTAAAAGAACTAACAGGTGCCATCAAGTCATTCAACAAAGAAAGCAATCAAGTCAAAATTGAGTCAAACAAAAATGATTTGGGATTGGCAGAGTCCAAACTTATTGATTTGACCACTCAAAAGGATTTTTACACAACAAAAAAGACCGAACTTGACAACAAAATCGGCGAAGAACAATCCAAGATTGTAAAACTTGAAAATGTGCCAACAAATGTCGTGGCTCTAAAGAAAGAACGCGAAACTTTGGAAACAAAAAATAGTCAATCTGTTGATGCCATTTCCGTTATTGACACAAACACAGAGTCAAAGAAAAAAGAATATGTGGATGCGTCCAACAAACTATCTACTTGTCCAAGTGATCTAAAAGAAAAATCCGACAAGCATGCAGGTTTGGTTCGTCAAAAAACTCGTCTTGAACAAGACATGGAAAAGCTAAAGCTTGTGGTCAAAGAAAAACTCAAGAAACTTGAGCATCTATCCAAGCATGAATATGATCCAAATTGTAAATATTGCTGCGACAATGCGTTTGTAAAAGATGCTATATCAGCCAAAGATAGTTTGGAAGCAGATAAAACCGACGCAAGAGAGTTGTCTGATGCCATTTCAACTATAAAAACACACATTGTTGAAGTGGAACCATTTGTGGCTCAATATGAACAAAGTGTGCTGCTCAAAGAAACCATCAATACACTCACAGCATTCATTTCCAAGAAAGAGTTGGAAAAATCCAATCTAAACAATACTATCTCCAAAAACTCCAACAGAATAGTTGAGATTGATACTCTGGTTGAGTTGTATGAAAAGTCCAAAGAAATTGTAGAAAGCAACAAATTGGTTGAATCTGTTATTTACGATTTGAAAAATGATGCTGCTACTATAACATCAAAACTAAAGAACATTGAACGAGAATATGTGGATGCTTATAGTCGTAAAGTATCATTGACTGACCAAATCAAAAGCATTGAAGAACAAATCAAGAAAGTAGAAGAGTATGAAAACGAGCTTGCTGCTTATCAATATTATCTAACTTCAATTGGCAAAGATGGCGTGCCATACAAGATTATTTCAGATGCCATTCCAAGAATTGAACAAGAAGTGAATAATATATTGTCTCAAATGGTTGAGTTTACAATGGGTATTGAAACAGATGGCAAGAATGTCAATGTATATATAAAATATGATGAAAAAAAATGGCCATTGGAACTATGTTCTGGTATGGAAAAGTTTGTTAGTGCTTTGGCTTTGAGAGTATCTTTGATCAACATAAGCAATCTACCGCGTTCCAACTTTTTGGTAGTTGACGAAGGAATGTCGGCCTTGGATGCTTCAAATCTTCCTATGCTACATGCACTGTTTGATTATCTAAAGAGCAGCTTTGATTTCATTATTATAATAAGCCATCTTGATGCTATGAGAGACATGGTAGACAAGCAGCTAGAAATCAAAAAAGAAAACGGGTTTAGCAAGATTGATAACAGCGTCTAAGTCATATTTATCCATAGGCGTATATACAACCTATGGACACAGTACCAGATAGCAACTCACAGAATACATATTTTATTTTATCCAACTTCAAGGATACTCTCAAATCTGGAAAAAATTCATTCATTGTAAATCCTACAAATTTGGTACTTCCAGATGCAGATATTACATTGACTGCATATGATGTGGACGGAAATGTATTATCTTCTGGTATTGTACGTCCAACCAGTGCAAAATATAACGAAGTCACTGATTCTGGTAAATTGTATTATGTCAATATTCCAGCAACCACACCATCTGGAGTTGGTAGGTTGGAAATACAGTCGGTTGGTTTGGATGTTGGAAATTATACCGGTAGGATTGCTTACTTTCGAGGCAATGGATATAAAATAGATAAAAATCAACGTACTCCATTGATTCAATCTCCATCACCCACTCCATTGTCAAAAGTAAATGTATTATGGTCTGCAAATGTATTGATTGATCCCACAAAAAAGACAGACACCGAAGTAAGATTCTTTGACTCTCCGTATATCGAAGTTACACCAGAAATATATGATTGTCCTATATACCCCACATCATCATATTTTCTATCATCCGGTTCATTCTCATCAATTGCCATATTGCCAAAAAACAATGCTGATGGTGACTTTGATTATCAGTATGACAAGCCAATATATCAATTATATTGGAAAGGTGGAGCCAAGTTTAGTTCATCTATGGAAAATGAACAAGTTCGTATCAAGAGTCCAACCGTAAAGAAGTTCACATATACCAACTATACAAACAATCAGATACAATATGAAGGATTGCTTTCTACAGACTTTATAGCAAAGATTGATAGTGTAGTAAATGACACAACAATATTATTGGATATTCCGTTCTCAACCGTCTCGGAATTGATAAATCGTTCCAACCAAGATTCTTCATATGATAAAAACAATTTGGTGAATATAAAGGGATATGGTACAAGCAACGATCCACTAAAGCAGACAGTACATCACAAAAAGAATTTTTACATATTGAGTATTGATGGAGGCGAGTTTGAAATCATTCACAAAAACATGGTCACGCAATTGCCACGTGCTATTGCGTCTGGTTCTGCGTTCTACAAAAAATCTATAATAGATATTGATTTCAATAACTTGCGCGTGTTGTGTGGAGATCTGAATAATTATAAAATTTATGGTCGCAGCTTAAATAGTCCAGAAACAAAAACATTGATTTGTGAAGGAAAGATAAAGCCAACAAATCTAATTTCCACAACTAATTTTGATAACGGATTATACAATAATCCAGGTGAATTCTATAATCCATCTCACGTTTCTAAATATTGGCTTGTACAAGGTAGTTGTGGATTTTCTCAAACCAACCAAGTATTTGTTGATGGTGTTACTGTATCTCACACAGGAAATGAAAATCAATCTGATTATGTGATATTCAAAGATGATACAAGTACCGGTAGAACTGCGACGTATATAAGTTACACTTTGCTTCCAAATTCTTATTGGTACGGTAAATCCGACGCTTTTATAAATTTTGCATCATATCCAAGTGCATCATATTTTGGACTTGATAATGCACCGGAATTGATGCCATATACATACTCCCAAGAAAATTTGATCGACGGTGATATTCATGACAGCAATCCAATTCGGTTGAAAGGAAATTCACTGTATGAATTTTCTATAAATGTAAAACCGGCAGCAGAAAACACAGCAGATTCGACACTTTATGTTTATTTCGTAAGCGGAGATGATAAAATAAAGATTGCTACAATTGATGACACTTTCAGATTTGGTGCTGGTCAAAGATATAAATCAACATTCTTTTCTGATATAGAAAGATATGGCACAATCATATTGGTTCCGGTGTCTGGCACTTGGAGTATATCAAAACTCAAACTATCTTCGTATCAAGCATTGGACTATTCGGTGGACAATTTTAAAATAAAGATTCCACTAAAAGCTACCTTGAACAACGAGTTGTTTGAAATTGAAGCGGAACTATATGATAGTGCGTGCAGATTGGCATATGGTGAAGATTCTTATACATTTGTATATAATCAAAAGTTCTTGCCATTAAAAAAACAAATCTTCTTGGACCCATATGGAATTACATTGATTTCTGCCACAGGTGGCGGTTCTCCTGCTCCATATGTTGCGATGGTTGGACCTGGTATGGGTCAACAATCTTTCCCATAATGTAAATTTTTACTTGACAAATAAAACAATGGTTATAATCTGGTGGCGATGAAAATTTTATATATTACTCCGCATTTGTCAACGGGTGGATGTCCACAATTTTTGTTGAAGAAAATACAGGTTCTGCACAAAGACCATGAGATATATTGCATTGAATATGCAGACCACGGTTGTTTTACGGTACAAAAGAACAAAATAAAAGAAATTCTGAGTGATAGATTGATTTCTGTGAACTATGATCGCTCAAAAATTGTTGATATAATAAAAGATTTGGACCCTGATGTTGTACATCTGGAAGAAATGCCAGAATATTTCATGGATCATGCAATTGCTCACAAGATTTATATCAAAGACAGACGATATAAAATCATCGAAACTTCGCACGACAGCAGTTTCGATCCAAAAACCAAACTGTTCTTTCCGGACAAGTTGATATATGTGAGCAAATATCAAAAAGAAAATCTCAAAGAACTTGATGTGCCGTCTGAAGTATGTGAGTATCCAATTCTCATCAATCCAAGAAAGCCGCGAGAAGAAGCATTGAGAGTATTGGGTCTTGATCCAAAGAAAAAGCATGTGGTGCATGTTGGATTGTTTACACCAAGAAAAAACCAAAAAGAAATAATTGAGTATGCCAAGATGCTCAAGGACCATCCAATTCAGTTTCATTTTATTGGCAATCAAGCAGACAATTTTAAAGGATATTGGGAACCGCTCATGAAAGACTTTCCATCCAATTGCAAATGGTGGAATGAAAGAAAAGATGTAGACAATTTTTATCAAGCCGCTGATTTGTTTCTGTTTGTGTCCAAAGACGAAAACGGAGACAAAGAAACCAGTCCATTGGTCATACGTGAAGCAATATCATACAACATACCAACACTGATATACAATTCTCCGGTTTATATGGGAATGTATGACAAGCATGACAATATTAAATATCTTGATTATGACAGCAGAAAAGAGAATCTAACCAGAATACTGAAAGCCCTCAACCTATACACAGAAAAATCTATGATTAGTTTCAACGTAAAATATGATAATACACAAAACAAGGTAATATTCTCGGCCAATACAACCGTAGACAATTTACTCATCTCTGTGAAAGAACTGGACTCTCGCACTGTGGTGTGGGCGGTTAACTATCCGCAACTTCCTGCCAATGCGGAATTGTGGATTGTTCCTACTCCAAAGCATGTGATAGATTATGAAACAGATCCTATGTTTGGAGGACTGCTCGTTGAGTTTTATCAAAGCGGTACGCTTGTATACTCAAAGAGTATCAGAATAAAGCCAGCCGTTCCAAACAAATACCAATCTGTTCTAAAAAACGATACAGAGCCGACGTATATGAATTATATGGAATTCTTTGTTGATAAGATATATGACAAGTATCTGTATGGAAAGACGTTTAACACCGTTGTTGACGTTGGTGCAAATATTGGCTTGTGGACAGAGTATATAAAGCATACAGCAAAATGCCAAAAAGTGTATTCAGTTGAACCAAATAAAGATGCATTGAAAATATTGAAAAATACTTTTGGTAGCGACGTGGTTGTAGTTGAAAAGGCTTTGTCCAATAAGGACGGTCAAATTGAATTCTTTGTGGATAGCAACAATTCAACAGTCTCTTCCGTAGCCAAGATAAATTTGGCAGATGAAACGTATAAAGTAGATTGTATTTCATTCAAATCTTTTATACAACAGTATGATATCAAAAAAATTGATCTGCTAAAAGTTGATATTGAGACAGGTGAATATGATCTGCTGGGATCAATGACAGATTCTGACTTGGGAATGATAGATAACATATTGATGGAATATCATCTCATGGGTGGTAGAACATATGACGTTGACGTTTCAAAGATATTGAATCAGTTGAAAAACGCAGGGTTTTATCTTAGCATCAGAAACATGCATCTGAGTGGAGGGTTCATTTTTGCAACAAAGGAAGTAGTTACCACAGATAGCAGAAACGCAGATTTGCAAAAAATGCTAGATACATGCGGTTGTCCGGACAAAAGAGAATTGGCAACACTGGCGAATACTCTATTTCCGGATGGCAAGGGTGTTGAAATTGGGGTACTTCGGGGAGATTATTCCAAGATAATATTGGAACGTTGGCATGGAGGCCAATTATATCTAATAGATGCTTGGCGTCATCTTGATAGTTATGTTGATATGAACGGACAGGATGATAAATATCATTATGATTGCTTGATACAAACTTGTGAAAATATCAAACCTTGGCAAAATCGTGCTCATATTATTCGTATGGACAGTGCCGCCAGTGCCAATATGTTCCCAGATGAACATTTTGACTTTGTTTATATTGATGCCGATCATTCATATGAAGGAGTCGTGCGTGATATGAAAGCCTGGTGGCCAAAGGTAAAGAAAGGTGGATTGTTCTGCGGAGATGATTATATTCCAGACGATGGTGACATTTGGCTCACCATACAAGGAAAAGAACCTGTGTATGCTGGTAAGTTTGGTGTAAGAAGAGCCGTCAACGAGTTTGTGGCCAAGAATGACTTGAAGGTATATTCAACCACAAGCGAGCCATATTGGAGACAATGGTATACGTTCAAACCCTTCTAACACAACACAACTATGGTTATATTTCTATACAGCGATAAGAACTGCGAATATCAAGCAATCTCTTGCATCAAGTCTTTGACACACAAAATAACAGACGATGTAAAGATTCTATATTATACCATTGGGTTTGACAGCAGTTTTGAATTCAAGAACTTGCACAAAGTCAAGATTGACTATCGACCACAATATCCAACCTTCCACTTCTACAAGGCTGAGTTGTCTTTACTTACAATGCAGATGTTCCCAAATGATTATTATCTGTTCACCGACACTGATGTATTGTTTTCGCGTAATTTCAACTTTGCGGATCACAAATACAACGAGTCATATCCCATCGCAAGTTATGGACCGCATGAATTTCCATTCATTTGGCAGGAAATAAATGGAGTTAAAATTATATTCAACGAACAAAAGTTGATGATGTATCATGGTGTTGCGAACAGAAGCATGAGATATTGTTGGTCTTGTTTTTATGCCTTCAATCCAAACTGCAAGGATTTCTTTGAAGAATATACATCGATGTGCCAGAATAAATATTTGTTGGATCGCCGTAGAGATTATTTGCCATATGCTGACGAGACCGCGTTCAATGTTTGTTTATGGAAAAGAAGTGCAACCAAGAATTTAAAACAGGCATTTGTAAATACTCATCTAATTGAGACAGTAAAATCTGTTGAAGAACGAAAGGCAAAAAATACGGTATTCACAAACAGCTTTGATGCTTATGGCTCAAGTTGGGAGATGGTAGAAGACCCAGATCAAGTGTTGCTGTATCATGGATTTAAAGATGCGCAAGAAACCACCGAAACACTAGAGTATCTTTTGCAATGAAACCGTTTGATATAGCGATAGATAAAATCAATCCGGTTTTGTACATTACCCACCAGTTGGACATTGTTGAAAAATACACAATATCCATTGGAGATTTGTTTGCGGACTGTGTTTACTATATATGGTCTCAAGACTTTTCCCCGTTGGACAGGTTGTGGGTTTGTCCTTTCTCCGACAGAATGAACGAGGTTATAAAAGGAAACCCAAATTTTCCGGGGTTTGTTGTAAAAGTATACAACAAAGACATGAGACTTATACAAGTTGAAAAAATGGTGATAAATAAAAACGTCAAACGTTTCACAAGTACATTCCAATCTGGTCAATTTGATGCAACTGGTCCATCTTATGCAGATTTCTTTTATGGAGATTTGTGTAAAGATTTTGACGTTTCGGGCGTGGTTGTTGATGCAGGTGCTAATGTTGGATTTTTTACATTATACGCCAAATACTTTGGTGCAAGAAAAATATATAGCATAGAACCAGATCCACTACCTTTCTTTTTTTTAGATAGGAATTTTGGGCAAGAGTCAAACATAACACTGTTGAACAAGGGTATGAACACATCCGATGCTGGTATGGATATAAATCTATCACTTGGTGCATCAGTTGGTACAAGTGAGTTTTTGGTGACTCCAAATTCTATGAAAATGCACATACCAACTGTGTGCATCGATTCTATACTAAGTATAGAAGATAATATAAACTTATTAAAACTTGACATCGAGGGAACAGAGTTTAAAGTTTTGGAAAATTTAAATCAATCACACTTTGATAAAATAAACCAATTCTTCATTGAGTTTCACTTCGACCCCAAACCCATTGCATCAAAGTTGATGAGCGGTGGATACAAGGTAGAATACAGACATTCAACGGAAAATGATACGGTGGGATTCATATACGCAACCAAATAAAAATTATAAAATAAAATATTATGATGCAGAAATATCTGACTTGACATTATGCAAAATTTTAAATATATACACTGACAACAATGAAAATAATCAACATCACACCCGGTCTTATATCAATTCCACCAAATGGGTGGGGGGCAATTGAAAAAATTATTTGGGATTATCATATTGAATTGAACAAGTTGAACATACGTAATGAGATAAAATATCTCAATGATGTTAAATATGACGAAAGTATAGTTGTGCATGTACACGTGGCAAACTTGGCCAACATGCTGCATGAGCGGGGTGTTCCATATATCTTCACTATTCATGATCATCATGCTTTTTTATATGGTAAAGACTCACAGGTGTATACAGAAAATCTAAAGGCAATTGAAAACAGTGTGTTTTCATTGTCGCCATGCAAGTTTTTGATACCATATTTTAACAGTAAAAAGTTGCGATACTTTTCTCATGCTGTAAATACAGATACTTTTGCCTACAAGCCAAGAGAAATGAGCAGTAAGCCTCAGTTGTTGTGTGTAGCCAACAATGGATATGCCAATGACCAAAGCAAAGATCGTAAGGGTTTTGCTATTGCAATTCAAGCGGCCAAGCGTTTGGGATTGCCGCTGACGATTGCTGGTCCACGCAACAATGACAATTTCTTCAAGACGCTTGATCCTGAACTCAACAACTATGAGCAACTGACCAAGATATATGACTTGGATGAAAAGTCGCTTATTGAATTGTATAACAGCCACGACATCTTTTTACACTTCTCTGAACTAGAAGCCGGTCATCCCAATCTTACATTATTGGAAGCAATGGCTTGTGGTCTGCCGGTGGTGGGAACATTTGAAGAAAAAAAATATAAAGGTATGGTGGTTACTTCACGCGATGTATCCGAGGCAATCCGGTGCATCGAAGCAGTGATATTGAATTACAGAACATACAGATATGCCGCTTTGGAAAATGCCAAAGAAAATTCGTACAGCAACAGAGTGCATGATTTGGCAAAACTATACAGCGAATATCGTGAATGTATTTTTGGTAATCAATTGATTGAAAATTACAACAACACAAACGTGACATACAAAGAACCAAAACAGCCAGAAAACAAAATTAAAATAACTTTTGACGATGGTGCCAAGGCGGATATAACAGGACCGGTTAATAAAAAGTATAAAATCAAGTTTGTTGATTTTCATTCTGGTCTTGTGTTATACGAAACACAAATCAGCAATAATATGTGGGCAACAACCGCAACCAAGTATTTCAACAAATGGGTGGTTGAAGTATATGACATCACGGATGGATATGATCTGCTTGTGGAAAAGCACACTTTTGATCCAAAAAACAAAAAGGTTAAAATTGTATTGGACAGTGAAAGTTTGGGAGATTTGCTGGCGTGGATTGGTGCGGTTGATGAGTTCCAAAAGAAACATGAATGTATCATGGAATGTGCGGTATTCAATAAAGTATTGCGTCCGATGTTTGAGAAGAACTATCCAAACATAAAGTTTTTGGGGGTTGATGTATATGCCGATCCATATTATGCCAAATACAAGATTGGTTGTTTTGATAGTGGCGATTTTCTAAATCACATTCCAAGCGATCCTCGTTTATTAAATCTCTGTTCTATTGCCACAAGCATATTGGGCTTGACCAATGTAGAATATAAACCAAAGATCACTTTTGACGCCAACAAGTATAAGAATATAAAGAAGAAATATGTTTGCATTGCCGTTCAAAGCACGTGCCAATCAAAATACTGGAACAACAAAACTGGTTGGAATACCGTGGTTGATTATCTCAATCGCAATGGTTATGAAGTCTGGTGTATTGACCGCCACAGCAGTTTTGGCGTATCCAACAGCATGAATTATATGCCAGCGGGCTGTGTGGACAAGACAGGCGACTTCTCGTTGGATGAGCGCATGGCTCAAATAGCAGGAGCTGAATTCTTCATTGGATTAAGTTCTGGATTGAGTTGGCTGGCATGGGCTGTAGACAAGCCCGTGGTTATGATCAGCGGATTCACCAAGAAACTCAATGAGTTCCAAACTCCATACAGAGTAATCAACGAAAATGTGTGCAATGGCTGTTGGAATGATACATCATGTAAGTTTGATCGAGGTAACTGGTTCTGGTGTCCTCGCAACAAAAACTTTGAGTGTTCCAAGGAAATATCCGCCGACATGGTATTGAAACAAGTCGAAAAATTGATATAATAAAGGCGTGGTATATACTTATAAGCATGGACATTTCTATAAAAAATCTAAAAAAGTATATTTTTGAGCCAAAAACAGAGTCACTGCGTCTAAAAAGGGCCAATGAAATACTAAGTCAGAACATGGTCATCACCGAAAAGGTGGATGGAACAAAACTGACATTGGTACGTACACAACAAGTTGATAAAGTAGATTATACCAAAAATTGGGTTGTGGCATACAAAGGAACTGTATTGTATGCCAAAGAGTTTGCTCATTTGGGTTCACAAGAAAAAGGTGACATATCTCAATACTCAGTTGGTATTGGTCAATACTCCATGATATTTGATCATTTGTCCAAGATAAACGACAAGATCGCCGGCATTCCAAAGAACACCGAGTTTAGTGTGGAGTTTGCTCAAAACAAAGACACTTTGACTCGCACATATGTTAACAAGGGTGGTATGTTTTTGAGAAGTTATGGTGAAGTGCAATATCGTGTAGTTGGTGGAGATTTGCATACAATTCCAAAACAAGAAATCACCGACTATCCACAAGTAAAAAAGATGGCAGACTTGTTGGAAATATCAGCATTTCCAATTTTCTTTCAAGGAAAACTTAGCAAGGAAAATCTAACAAAGAATCCGTTGTTTGGTTCAAAACTAACAAGCGTTGATTGGAGTAATCCGATGGACGTTGTAACCAAGTTCTCGGATGCTATTCTTGCCGTTCCATCTACACTGGGTGGCACAACCGAAGGTGTAGTAATGAAGTTGGCCAATGGAGAATTTTTCAAGTTGGTACAAGCTGATCAATATGATGCCGAAGTGCGTGGAGCAAAGAAGGACATGTATAAGCTTGATCCAGAAGATGCCACGGCATACTTTCAACAAATCAGATCATTGATTCAAAATATTTTTACTGCCATTGGCACAGAAGGAAAGTCTGAAGAAGATGTTATTTCCGATTCCAATTTTTACATCGTCAAGAACGGTGCCAAGCTAAAGAAGTTCTTTGATGCTCTACAAAAAATTGCAGGCAACAAAAAGAATATTGTTCAAATCAAAGATGACATTCACGACACCATTCGTTTGATGACATCAAAGCAAGGTTTGTTGGGAACAACTGGAAAAACTATTGCTCTTATTCCGATTGCTGGCAAGCCGTTGCACATTGGCCACTGGAAATTAATAGAAAAAGCAGCCAATGAAAATGACCGAGTGATTGTTTACACATCATCTTCTGACAGAATAAAGAAGGGTGAGTTTCCTATCAAGGGTGATGACTTTGTGAAACTATGGAGCGATGTGTTTATTCCTGCGTTGCCAAAAAATGTAAAAGTAAAATTTGTGGATTCTCCGGTTCGTTCGGTTATGCATGAACTTGGATGGTTGGAACAAAGATTGACTCAAGATGCCGTAGCTATGCCAACCATAAGTTTGTATTCTGATAAAGACGACGTTGAAACAAACTTCAAAGACGAAGATTTGAAAAAGTATCCAGAATTGTTGGCCGCAAATAAAATCAAAAAAGTTGGTGTTGAAAGAACTGCCACAGTGAATGTAAGTGGCACAAAAATGCGTGAATTTTTGATGAACAATGATAAAGAATCATTCTTGAAAAATCTTCCACCGGTCGGCAACAAAGACAAAGAAGAAATTTGGAATACTCTCGTAGCAAACAAGCCAGAGCCGGTAGCAGAAGTTAATCCATATGCTGCTTTGGCCGAAGAATTGATACAAGCCGAAACAGAGTTATTTAGTGAAGGTGGTTGGCGATCTACTGCTACACAATCAACTATTATAACTCCAAAAAAAGTATCAAATATTTTGAGTGCAATGGATAAATTTGTTTCAGAATTCAATGCATATTCAAATCTTCCTCCAATAGAATCCAATGGACCTGTTGGTTCGGCAATGTATTATAAACAAGATTTGGAAAAAGATGGTGTAGAATATGGTGATATAGATATTCAAATTGTATTACCAGAAGAAACTAATGATAGAACATCACAACTGACATCTAATAAAAAATATTCAGAAAAGATTATCCAATTTATTCAAGAAAAAAAACCAAGTTATATATATCCAAACTTTCAAGATAAAGACTTTGGTACAGGATACTTGATATTTGATGTTGGTGGAGAAAAAATTCAAGTTGATTTGGTTTTGTCATATAAAGTATCAGCAGAATGGACAAAAATTAGAACAACTCCGGAAAAAGGACTAAAAGGATTTGTTACTGGAAATTTATTGAGTGCATTATCCGATGCTCTCAATGTTGTGTTGGGATCAAACACCAATCCGTATGTAAATACGATAGATGGTAAGGTTGCGTCATCTCTGATTAAAACAAACACAAAGCCTGTGTTCTTTAATCCAAATCAAGTATTTTTGGATATATTGAAGTTTTATGGCAATCTTGCCGGTGTTTCAAAAGTAAATTCATCAGTATTACAAGGTCATTATGGATTGGATGTAAATGATCCATCATTAAAGAAAAAATGCGAAACCGTGGTTGCTTTGAGTAAAGCACTTGACAATAACAGAGCATTTGATAAAGGAGTTGTTGTATCAAAGAATGGAACAACATTTAAATCCAGAGAAGAATTTGTAAAATATGTGCTAGATACATTCATAAAAAATATGAAATCAGCAAGCACTGCAAAAAAATTAGAAAAAGCAGAAACACCAGAAGCTATGAAAAATATTGAAAAGATAAAACGTGACGCAAATCTTGGTATAGAACTAGCCAAGCAACTAATCAGAGAAGAAATTGAATTATTGACCGAGTCTGGTCAATCGGTTGCCGCTGTAGATGACAAAACGTCAAAGACCGTAAATGGTCAACCAGCCCAAGCTACTACTAAACTCAAGATTGTTGATCCACAAGGGAAAGACATTCGTTCCGCTGTGTCTGGTGATGTGAAAGAACTTGTTTATGCTTTGAATGATAAAGTTCATTTTTGGAAGAAGAACAATCCATATATTGAAAACGGATTTGTGTTCAACGGCAGTTCTCAATATCTAATGAGCGGAGATGCAAAGTACAAAGATTTGGCAAAATACAAATCTGGATTTGGTGACATTGATGTTATTGTTCCAAAAGAAAAATTGGATGCCATGGAAGCATATTTGGACAGTATTGATGACAAGCAAGTTGAATGGAAAGCAACACCAAAGAACAAAGTTTCAAAGAATTTTTATTATGTTGGTCGCACCAAGAATCAACGCGCTTTGGCCGGTCAAACTGTCACATTGTGGTATTATGCACCAGTTAAACAAGTTGTTCAGATTGACTTTGAAGGAGACGAAATGACATTGGACCCACAAGGATTTGAAAAGCCATCTGAATGGAACAAGTTTATCAAAGACTCTCCTTGGCAAGATTTGACCACTGGAATCAAGGGGTTGGCGGGAGCTATTTTGCTGCGTGGTCTGACACGAGCAGCAACCGCATTACCAAATGCTGTGTATGTAACAAACGCAACTGCCACCAAGATACAATCCGGTCAGTTGAAGAGTTTGGTTGATGCCAAAGGAAAGAGTGTTGTATCAGCCAATGCTACACACGCTCTTCCGGCAGAATATACACTCAATACAAGTGGTTCTGGTCATGCCGGTATTCGTAAGGCATATAGCCTTGTGGCCAAGAACATGGACTATCAAGGTAAAAAAGTGGATGTTTATACCGACATTGCTGCCAGCGAAAGCAAACCGGAAGATCGTATCAACAGCGTAAATAAAGTATTTGAGCTTATTTTCAAGCGCAAGCCAAGTGGTCAAGATATTGAAAACTTTAGAAGTTATGTTGGATTGCTGACACTCATGAAGACTCTACCAAAAGATGTTCAAGTAAAAGCACTGGAAAGAGCCAAAGAAGGTCTTGCTCAAGCGGGGTTGGAACCAGCAGAATATGCTCCAATTCAAAAAGCGGCTAAAACTATATTGGGAATATCCATATAATAAACACGGATGTTGATCAAACCAACAGTGAATCCATATATATACAAAAGGTTACATTATGAAAAACAGTGAAATTATACAACATTATTTGGATGGAACTCGTCCTTATGTAAAAGTGGGATATACCGGTGACAAAGACAAGTATATCATACGCAAAATTGGTGAAACTTGGAAAGATTCAGATGGTAGACAATGGATAGAAAAAGAATCAGGTCCACAAACTGTCACTCGCGTCATGGACATTATTCGCGAAGAAATGAATGAAAAATGTTCATGTTGCAAGAGAGAAATTCGTTGGGGAACAAAACAGGATCGTAAAATGTATTTCAAGACCAAGAAATGTTTTGATTGTTTGATTGAAGAAGAAACACAACTGCGTCTCAAAGGACAGTTCAAGTTGTATGAAACCAAGAAACTATTAGAAAACGAACTTGCTTATTTGAATGATATAAAGCAGAAACTCAAAGAAAGCAGAGAGTATCTCGCATCAGACGGATCAAAGAAATTAACATATGTAAATTCCAATGGATTTGTTGAAGAATGGGACAACAATGTGCGTGCTGAACTGACTATAAGTGTTGAAAAGGATTGGAAAACCTGTCTGAAGAAAATCAAAGAAGGTCAAAAGGAGTTAAAGAAAATCAACAATGAAATTGACTCAGTTCTTACCACAGGCTGATATAATCGAAGGATTGGCTATCAGAGTAAAAAATAGATATCCAGAAAAGGGTATGTGTGAGTTTATTGCCAAAGATCTGGTCAAAGAACTAAAAAGCCGTGGTATAAATGCCAAGCATGTAGAAGGAAATTTTACATTGGACGAGCCAGCAGCATATCAATTCATAAGTCCATTGGACGAAGTGAATGATGAATACTCCATAGATCACGATTGGGCAGAAGTGGAGGGTGTGATTATTGATCCATCAGCAACTCAATTTAGAAAATATGTGTATGATGAAATACCAAATATAGTAATGGCAAATCACACACATCCTTTATATACAAAATACGAACCACATAATTATGTCTAACACGACCAAAAATCTGAAAGATGTGATTCGTGAAGAGTATGTTAAGTGTGCTAAAAATCCAATATACTTCATGAAGAAGTATGTGAAGATTCAACATCCTACTCGTGGTACACTTTCGTTTCTCACATATCCATTCCAAGACGAAGCATTGGAAGACTTTGTTGTACACAATCAAAATATCATTCTCAAAAGTCGTCAGATGGGTATTACAACACTTGTTGCTGGATATAGCATGTGGTTGATGGCATTTCATAATGATAAACAGATATTGTGTTTGAGTATCACACAAGAAACATCCAAAGCCATCGTTACCAAAGTTAGATTTGCAAATGACAACTTACCAAGTTGGCTGAAAGTTCCAGCGGTAGAAGACAATAGATTGTCATTGAAGCTAAAGAATGGTTCTGAAATCAAAGCCGCGAGTAGTGCAGGCACGTCCGGTCGTTCGTCCGCTTTGTCGTTGCTGGTGGTTGACGAAGCAGCATTTATTGACAACATCGAAGAAATCTGGCTATCATCTCAATACACATTGTCTACCGGTGGTAAAGCAATTATTCTATCAACACCAAACGGTGTAGGTAATTGGTTTCATAAGATGTGGACAGAAAGTGAAGCAGGACTGAACGATATGAATCGCATCAGTCTTCCTTGGCAGTTGCATCCAGACCGCGACCAAAAATGGCGCGATGAACAAACCAAGTTGTCTGGTGAAAAAGGAGCGGCACAAGAATGTGATTGTGAATTTAGCACATCTGGTAATACCGTTATTGATATTCCGCTGCTACAATGGTATGAAAAAAATCACTCAATTGAGCCAAAAGAAAAACGCGGGCATGACAAAGGATTGTGGATATACAAATATCCAGAGGCAGGTAAGAGTTATATGATAAGTGCCGATGTTGGCCGAGGAGACGCCGCCGATTTTAGTGCATGTCAAGTTTTGGAAATAGAAACAATGGAACAAGTGGCAGAATATAAAGGAAAAATACCCACAAGTGATTATGCTCGATTGCTCATGACAATTGCAACTGAATATAATCAAGCCTTGCTTGTTATAGAAAATGCCAATGTAGGATGGGCAGTTATACAAGTTGTATTAGACAGCAATTATCCAAATCTATTTTATAGTTCATCAGATTTACAATATGTAGATGTAGAATCTCAAGCCACAAACAAGATAAATGCCGAAGAACGCAAAATGACACCGGGCTTTACCACATCCAACAAGTCCAGACCACTTTTAATATCCAAACTTGAAAGTTATATTCGCAACAAAGAAGTAATCATACACAGCAAGCGATTGTTGGAAGAACTGAATGTATTCATCTGGAAAAACACCGGTGGATCATCTGCCAAAGCAGAAGCCATGACTGGTTACAATGATGACCTTGTATTGTCAATGGCTATTGGACTGTGGATCAGAGATGTAGCATTGCGATTGAGAAAAGAAGCGGATGAATCCACTCGTCTTATAATATCAAAGATTGGTTCTACTTCCAATGAACAGGCAAAAAATAATATGGTTGCTTTGCATAAATCTGGAAATAATCCATATGGAGTTTATAACAATCCTTGGAAAATGAGCGTTGGTGGTCCAAGTGGTGTGGCTGGTCAAAGTAAAACAGAAGATCTAACTTGGCTACTATGATGATATATCTTATAAAAATCCCATGAGTATATATTTATAGAATAGGCGCTCATATATATACAACATGACATCTCTACTTAAATGGATTAAAATCACGTTTCAATGCGACGTAATCGTGAGAAAACTCGGCAATGGTAGAGATCTTTCAAACTGTGATGTTTTTAGAAGATACAAACGATAAAATTTATGGCAGAACAAAAAGATATATTCACAAGACTAAAGAAGATGTTCTCAACGGACGTGCTCGTGCGTCACGTTGGCGGAAAGAAAATAAAGGTAGTAGACACTGATGAAATTCAGTACGCAACGGATAGGAATAGTCTGCGGGATCGTTTCAATCGTCTAAGAAGCAGCACATATAATCTACACAACCGCGATATGTCTATGGCATATCAAGCAAGTCGTTTAGAATTGTTTAGAGATTATGATGTAATGGACATGGACCCAATCATTGCATCTGCATTGGATATTTATTCAGATGAGTGTCTCGTACCTTCAGAATTTGGAAATGTTCTTACCATTCGCTCAAAGAATGAAAACATCAAAAAGATTCTCAACAATTTGTTTTATGATATTTTAAATGTTGAGTTCAATATGTGGAGTTGGACTCGCAACATGTGTAAATATGGTGATTTTTTCTTGAGATTGGAAATATCACCAGAATATGGCATTCACTTGGTGCATCCAATCAGTCCATATGAATTGACTCGTATTGAAGGTAGTGATCCAAAAAATCTTAACTATGTCAAATATCAGCATGATGGTATGGGCGGTGGCATGGAGTATGAAAACTTTGAAATTGCTCATTTTAGATTGTTGAGCGACAGTAACTTTTTACCATATGGTAAGAGTATGATTGAGCCAGCACGTCGTGTGTGGAAGCAATTGAGCCTCATGGAAGATGCCATGTTGATTCATCGTATCATGAAGGCTCCGGAAAAGCGTATTTTCTCTATTGATGTTGGTAATATTGCACCAAGTGAAGTTGATGCTGCCATGCAAAAGATTATCACTCAAGTCAAAAAGGTGCCATATATTGATGAAAAGACCGGTGATTATAACCTTCGTTTCAATCTAAACAACATGGTTGAAGATTTTTATCTGCCAGTTCGTGGCGGAGACAGCGGCACAAAGATTGATACATTGCCTGGTATGGAATTTACTGGCATTGATGACTTGGAATATGTGCGCAACAAGATGATGGCAGCACTCAAGATTCCAAAGGCATTCTTGGGCTATGATGAAAGTATTTCTGGAAAAGCTACACTGGCAGCAGAAGATGTTCGGTTTGCTCGCACCATTGGTCGTATTCAACGCATCATTGTTTCTGAACTGACCAAGATTGCGATTGTTCATTTGTATGTACAGGGATATCAAGATGCATCATTGGTTGATTTTGAACTGGAACTGAGCAATCCTTCTACCATCTTTGAACAAGAAAAATTGGAAATCTGGCAGAATAAAGTAAATCTTGCTGCTGATATGATGGAGAGCAACATGTTCAGCAAGAAGTGGCTGTATAATAATATATTCAATATGTCCGGTGATGATGTTGAAGATCTGCAACAAGAAGTCATCAAAGACAAGAAGGAAGGTTGGAGAATTCAACAAATTACTGACGAAGGTAGTGATCCTGCTCTTACCACCGACAGTGGAGTGGGTGGTGGTGGCGGAGAAGATGGTGGAGACATGGGCGGTGGTGGTCTACCAGACCTTGGCGGCGGTGGCGAAGACGCTGGTGGAGGTGGCGAAGACGCTGGTGGAGGTGGAGAAGAAGCCGGTGGATTGCCCCCGTTGGAAGAAGAAAAGAACGCAGACGAACCAGTTCTTGACGAAGAAACTCGTAAAGAACGTGAGCGCGGCATTCGTCCAAGTCAAGAAGGTAAAAAAGAAGAATATAGCGACACATTCACAAAAACACGTGGAGAAGATATTCTTGGCAATGGACAAAACAAAGAAAAGTCCAAGTCAGACCGCAGAACAACTCATATATACCGTGGTGGCTCTCCGTTGAGCATGGATGAAGATCTAAAAAGTATAAAAAAGTCGTTGATGGACAAGTATAATAACAAAAACAAGAAAGTATTGGTTGAAGAAAAATCCATCATGGATGAATCTAATCTGATAGATGATGATAAACCGCTCTAAAAATTGAGTTTTTATCACCCACGCACATATTTATAAATAATAAAACTGTATGAAGAAGATGAAACACTCTAAGTATAAGAATGCTGGAATACTATTTGAACTGTTGGTACGCCAGGTTACCGCCGACATTCTTAACGGTCGGGAGGATTCAAAAGCCAACGCAATATTGCGTGATTATTTTTCAGAATCTACTGAACTTGGCAGAGAAAATAGATTGTATCGTATTATAATGGAAGACAGAACCAAGGATCAAACTTCTGCCGATAGACTACTTGAACAAATTATTCGCACCAGAACAAAGTTGGATGAACGCGCATTAAATTTACAAAAGTATAATTTGATAAAAGAAATTCGTGAAAACTATCCATTGGATGATTTTCTCAACGGTAGTATTTCAAACTATAAATTACTTGCTAGTATTTATAAAGTATTTGAAGAAAGTGTAAATTCGGTTGATTGTGATCCTCGTGAAATTTTTAAAGCTCGTACATGTATTGTAGAAAGCATTGCTGCACCAAAAACACCAACTCGTTTGGTTAGTGAAGATGAAAAGAAAGATTTGGTCAAAATATATCAGCAACAAAATGAAGATGTTCGTTTGCTTGCTTATAAATTGCTTGTTGATTCATTCAATGAAAAATATAAAGGATTGGATGAAAAGCAAAAAATTCTTATTCGCGAATATATCAATAATATCAGCAACACAAACTCGTTGCGTCAATATATCAATAATGAAGTTCCAATTGTTCGCAAAGAAATCAATGAACTCAAATCATATGTGAACAATGATGTTGTTCGCATCAAATTGGATGAAACATTAAATCAACTAGACAAGATATCCAAGGGTACCTTGGTCAAAGAAAATCAAATCATGGCTCTAATGTTGAGTTATGAGCTTGTAAAAGAACTTAAAAACCTAAAATAAAATTATGAAAAAATCAGAACTAAAACAACTAATCAGAGAAACTATTGAAGAAGTAACTATGAACGAGGCTCCTGTGACTGGTGCCAAGTCATACACGTTTGAACAACTAAACGCA